CCTTCCTGTTGATCTGGATAAGCGCCTATTTGTGGGGCAGAAGGGGTTTGTGGGTAAGAACCTGTCTCCGGGATCTGTATCCCACTCGGGGCGACCACAGAGCGTGGAGAGCCAAGCATGTGCTTGCGCGCGTATAGGGGACCAATACCAAGGTTAGCATATCTGAAGTCCGACTGGAACCGCGAGGCGATCTGGTCTGCTGTGGTGCCTGTGACATATTGAGTCCATGTATTTTGAAGCTCGCCGGCGTTACCAATAAGGCGTGTGTAGACAGAGCCTGTCCAGCCGGTACCGGCGGTGATGGCATTGAGGGGTGGACCATACCTCGTTAAGAAATCTTTCGGGGCGTCCAAGGGCCACGCGCTTTGGGTTACTCCGACTCCCACAATCCCGTAGAAGGAAACAGAGCCCATTCCAAAGGAAGAATTCTGTTTGGTAGTTGAGAATAAGTCAATACGCTCCTTATTCAAATTGCGCCAGAAGCCGTTGTCGTAACCAATACGGCTGGTAGAACGTGAAGTGAACTCGTTGCGCATCGATGGAAAAACGTTTTGGGAATAGACGATCCAGTTTGGCCGGAAGCCGGCCTTCTTGGTCATATCCATCGCGCTGTCTAATGGCGTATATACTGAGTCAGGATTAGGAGATGCTAAGTTGTTTAAAAGCAGTTCGTTAAAATAAATCTTCTCATTTGTATGGGAGGAACGAAGAGTGATATTGTTTCTTTTGCCGGCAGCAAGTTGCACCGGATTAGAATAGCCAGCATCATAATTAATTCGTGAAGTTCTGCCTTTCATCGATACGGGAGGAAGGCTAAAGTTATAAAGGTTGCTGGATCCACTGCTCACAGCGGACAACTGATTAGTTTTCATTTCTTCAGTTAAGATGGGGCTATTAAAACCGGCGCGCCACATGCGCCACGTCCAGCCGTATGTTGCTTCACGACGTGAGAGTAAAAGATTTAGATAAGATGCGCTGGGGATGTTGGTGGTGTCGTTGAAAGCCGCGTTCAAATAAACTTCTGCGGCTATAGCATCGTCTGGGAAGCCTATGGTATTCTCGGCACCACTTACGGCATCAAGCGTAAGGGTGTTCAGTCGGCCAACAGGTTGGAATCCTCCAGCAAGTGCTACAGTTCCTTTTTCGTCGCTAGCAGAAACAAATGTATAGAAAGGTTCATAAGTGGTGGCAGTTAGCTTTCGAAGATCTCGGTCTCCGCCATATGTCTTTTGATAATTAAAGTAGTTCGTGCTATTAGGGTCTGTTACAGAGCGAGCAATCCAATTATATTGAATATCGGACTGGGGAATTTGATGTTGTATATTATAGTTATCATAGCGACTTGATGTAGCATAAGTTCCATCTGCAAGTATCTCCATTCTTTTCTTAGTGTTTCGTTGTATCTTGTATCTTGCAGGATCTTGTGTATAAGTTGCGCCTGGACCACTAACGTTAGATTCTACTAAGCCATATTTGCCTACATGATATATTGCGCGGATTGCACCTTCGGTAAGAGCTTCATTCCAAACCGCAATATCTGCCAAGCTGCCGTCCCAAGTTCTAGCCCCGTCGGATCTGTTGCCAATGAAACAGTCTTCTGTAGTAACGCCGGAGTAGGTCCCACTGGTGGCGCCGGTACGAGTCGTAGGAGTTTTTAGACCATTAAGATACAAGACTGGATCATTACTTATATCGTTAGCGTCATATGTGACTACAATATGTGACCACTCATCTATAGGGAGTGAAACAGTACTAGTGGCATACACGCTGCCTGCACTCCACTTCGCAGAAAATACTATTTTCATCGTCGGATTAGTAAAAAGTGCAATATCTTGTGCGCCAAAATCAAGGATACGCCCATAGTTATTCTCTCCGGGGCCCTCGGGATATACCCATGCCGCGAATGTCATTTTTTGAGTAGAACCGTTGCCTATATCGTTTCCAATGAGTGCATCCCAAGTCGCAGCTGAAAGGATATTCGTTGCGTCGTCAGTTGCATCGAATGTGCAACTTCCGATTTGAACGTAAGTTGAAGGATACCGTGTAGTTGAAAATGCAGGTCTATTAGTTGCGCCGGCGAATGTGCCGTCGCGGCCGTTTCCGCTTGAATCAGTTGCATCCCCAGCCGAAGAAATATCTGTGTTGAGTCTCCACCAAGCTTGCAGCTTTGTAACAGGAGTACCGGAATAAGAGTATCCAGACATGCCATATTCTATAGGGCCGCGTGTAAACAAAGGAGACATAGCGCCAGTGAGTCCGTATGCTGCAGGCGTCCCTGATACTGGGGTAACATCACTGTTTGCTACTGAATCTCTCCCGAAGCGGGCGGCATGACGGGCGCGGTGAGCGTACTCTCCAATATCTTTTCCATGAAGGTCGAATAAACGAATGCCTGGGGTGCCGATACCGGTTGCTTCTGAGATAGTTCCGCTTGGCATCTGTGAAACACGTGAGAACCCTAAGTTTCTATTATTGATTGTATTATAAACAGAATATTCGTTTCCTCTAATATCTCTATATCCAACACCCATAGTTTGTACGCTGCCGGGATTAGAAAATCTTGTTGTGACTATTTGCTGGTTTTGGGTTCCGGTTAAATATCCTACTGAATAATCAGGAAGTAACTGTTGGTGTCCTTCAGCTGTCCTTCGGATATCCAAATAGGTGCGCATCTGCGTGGCATAACGCGTTGAGCCGGTAAAGGCGTTTTCTGGTAATGGTGGCTGTTTGTCAATAAAGTGTCGCGGGTTCGCATATGTCCCAAATGAGTGTAGGACTTCATATTCTTGAGTATAGTTTCCAAGTATTGTGGAGCCAGTGCGCATCAAAATGTTTCTGATGTTGACCGGGCGCTTTGCTATAAAATCGCGATAAAGGTAAGCTTTCTTCGAGCCAGTAAGTGGATACGGTGCGACACCCTCATTGTTAGCCTCTGGCCATGGATAGTCGGGGCCTACGACACCGATGGCGCCGGGGGTACCAATACAGGAACCCAAGAGAATGTTGAACTGCTCTGGTCTTGTGTGCCATGTGTCTGTGCCCTTAAAGTTGACTGCTATATGTCGTGACTGTAATCCACCAACTGCGTAGTCAGTAAACGGTCCTTGAAGCGGCTTCTCCATCATGGGGCCATAAACATCATTGTGGAGATTGGTTATATCTAGATTTGCACTAACTTCGGTTCGAATCTGCTCAATATAGCCGCCGCGTGCAGAGGAACTCATTATGTTGAACGGGAAAGCTACCGTAGACTTAAGGTTCTTATAGCCCTGTCCAAGTTGCCAATCACGACCATGTTGTACTTTGTAGACGCGGTGGATCTTCTTTATAAGATTTGCTGGTTCCTCAACATTAATAAAGTCGGGAGTCTCTACATAGTCATCCGGCGAGGCGAATAAGACATTCTCCGGAATAAAGGTGCCGCCTTCTGTGTTTATCGGTCCTGCGGGCCATACTGCGGCTCTCGCAAACTCTAAGTTTTTCTGTGGAGAGAAATTGACGCCACCCTGGAATGTTGATGACGATACTGTTTGTCCTTCAGAAGAATAAGCTTCTATTTTGTATAATCTATTAAAGGCGCGCTTGGCATACTGTCTTGCTTTATACTGTCCACCGGTGGACGATGAAAGAATTATTACGGATTGAGCTAACCTTGGATTCCCTACTACCGTTTTTCGTATTGTCTCGCGCTGAGTATCGATGGTACTATCACCCGACGTAATTTCTGGGGCGCTTCGTTCGGCCCGGGCTTTCCAATAAAGTTCATGTTTATTCGTTGGTCGCGGTGATGTCGCCAACGTCGAGCGACCCAAACGAGCAGAGTAGATCCCGGGTTCAAGCCCTGTTATCGCTCCCTCTACTTCCGGGTCATAGAAATTTAGTGTTGGGAATCGGCTCTGATATTTTGGTCTTTCTAATACATGTGGTTCAACAACATTCAAAATGTCATCAACAAATTCAGCAGAAGCAGGCACGACCTGTGCTATAATAGAGGTTATTGCGTCATCAAACCATTTATAATAATTGAGATATTTCTCCACCTGCTTGACTTTGTTGACTCTTCTAAAGAAGCTTCTACGTAAGGCTTCCATTGATTTGTAGCGGTTTCTATATCGGTTAACCGGTGCACCGATAATCGTATTGAAGTCTACAACACCAGCAAAGAAGTCTAGCATCTCTTCAGAGATTGCATTGTAAAGACTCTTCTCGATTGAATAAACATAGTTGGGAATGAATTCCGTTGGAGGGTATAATCTGTCTTCATCATCGAAGATGGTAATCATATCCGACGACACTACATGTTCTGGATTTATGAACCGATAAGTGTTCATCGAACGTTTGTCTATGGCGTTCGCAGAAGAGGCTTGGAAGCCGTATCCGTGGCCGGCGTGGAGGTTCTTTGTGATTGGACCAAGCCAGCCCGGGCCCCAGGCGCCAGTCGCTTTATATGAGCCAGAGCTAAAGTCTTGCACCAAGAAATTACCCGTGTCGTTGGCGCCAGTAACGCTTAGGAAGTTCCAGTTTAGCGCTAAAGTGTCCGAATTAAGGATTTCTGCGTTGGGGCTCGTTGTATCGAGCGGGGACAGAGGGAACATTGAACCCGAAATTCCTATGTTTTCCACGTCTAAAGCGTGTACTTTTAAGGTAGAATCTTCAAGATATTTTGTCCAATATTTAACGGAGGGGATCAATACGTCAGATCTGTTAATCAGAGTACCCGTCAGGTCAGTTCTATGGGCACCAACATAAAGTCTTTTACCTGAGTATAACATTTTCTGTCCGACGGCTTGGTCAATCGAAGAACTTACCTTGAAAGTGTTCGTGATAGTATCGTTTATCGCGTTAACGCCGTAGAATTCTACATCATAGGTATAGGTGTCAGACCCAGCGCCGACTTGACCAGCATTGGGGTAAGTGCTCGGCTTGATCCTAACAGAAATATTCCATTCTTCGTTGTCGTATACATTTAAGAATGTTGAACTTGTGAGTTCTGGGAAGGGTTTGTCTCCGCCGGCTCCAGCGTATTTCGATTCTAATACAAAGTAAACGTCCTTAGAATACGGCTTTGTTCTAACGGCCGAAACTTGGAAGTTTGCAACGTCTGCGTTTGAGATGCCAGGGTAATTGTTAGCAAACCTAGTGTCTACACCAGTTAAGTTTTTTGAGCCCAGCGCCGGAGGGCCAGTAACAGCTGTACCGTCAATTACTGTAGCCGCGCCGAACAAAGAACAACTAATGAAGTTTCTACCCGTAGTATCATTTACCATATCAAAGTGTGGGAAAACAATATTAGCTTCGGCAGTGAATCCATATTTCAAGAGATTGGCGGCTCCCGTAATATAGCCCTGCGATGGGCCGTAAGCCGCTACGGAGCTAGAATATTGATAAACTACAGCGTTGGTATTTGAAGCGGTATTAAAATTAGCACAGTTTTTATGAATAAGCGTCTGTTGGACGTTATTGTGTAAAGTAAATTCTTCTCTATTGCTATTGATTGTTAGCCTTAAAAGCTTTTCATCAATGTTGAAACATCTAAAGATGTTTTTAATTGCTTTTTCAGTACCCTTTGACTTATAAATTGCCGTAAGGTTATTATAGAGATTGCTATAAATTAAATTCTTAGTATCGTGTAGGTCACCTTCAAATAGTGTGGTGTCAGTTCTATTGGTGAACTTCTCCATGACGGAGGCGTCTACAAACAATTCAGGAGAATAAAGTCCAAGTGATTGTGGCAGGTGTTCTGCAAAGGGGAAAGGCTTGTGTGAAGCGCTTGTATAAGTGAGGTTCTTTAAACGTGAGATTTGCGAGATCTGAAGGTATAGCTTGTCAAAGTATGCACCTATAATGTGACACATATTTTGTAAGTCAGAGTCTTGTCCCACCTCTTCATCATCTATAATCCATCCCGGGAGCAAGCTCAGCATGGATGAGTTGTTGTTTAGGTCGTGATATTCTCCCTTTGCTACAAGGGAACTTTTTAGTGAAATCACGTCTGGGTGATTAGGTCGTATGATTGGGTCTTTGTATTCTTTGCTAGCTGCAGAAGCAGAAATTATAGCAGAGCCAACGTTTCTAGCGCCCGCCGTATATCCAGTCCACACACCGTTAGTTACGCGCCCAGCGTAATCTAAGACTGATTTATCTACACTAGTGTTTCCTGTGATACCTTCGTTAAACTTGTAGTAAACCCCCAGAGTGGTGTTGGAGATGTCAGTATTGACACCACCGCGAATTTGAGTGAAGTAATTTGTTCCAATCTCGCGAGCGGATCGAGCGACCTTCCAAAAACGGAATTCGTCTAAAGATCCGCTAAGTCTACCAGCGCCTATGAGACGATCTGGTATTGAGGTGGCGCCTGGCATCGTGACGGTAGTGCCTGATGGAGCCAGTATGAGGGCACCTAGGTGAGCGCGGAGGCCGGCTTTCCAAGTAGAGCCATCAACTTGATTTGATGGTTTTGAATTAATCTCGCCTAGGCCGGTCGCGATTCCGGTTTTGAGTGTTGTTTCCTTTTGAATTCCTCCTGTTACAAAGAACTTGGCGACCAAGCTGCTGCCGGAATTTTGTATTGTAACGGCATAGTGTTTCCACTGTTGGAATTCTGTTGTGGTGAAATCATCCGAGATTGTAGTGTCATAGAACCCAGATGCTGTCTGGTTGGTTGCACCAGCATCCCACTCAGTAGTACCAGACTGGCACGTAAGAACAAAGAACCTGTTAGATGAATCGGTAGTATTTGAAGCCGAAATCCCCAGCGTAATTCTTCCGTAATCTGCGCTAGCAGAAGGGGCGCCATTCCACATGTCAAAGACTACTTTCTTCTGGCCATGTGAGGTATAAGGATCTGCGCTAATATTGGAATCTTGATCTAACCAGAACTCAATTGTAACTCCGTCATCAAAATTTGATCTTAGGTTAGACCGGCGCGTCCCTTTGCCATAATCGGATGGCAATCCATCATTCTTATATAAATCTGTGTCGTATATATTAGCGTTGTTGATCTGATCGTTATATTTGTTTATAGAAAGGTCTTTTAGCGCTGTGCTTGTAACACTCCCCGTGCCAGGACCACCGTAGAATTTAATGTATTCTCTATCGGTGGCGGAGGTATAATATCCATAATCGTCTGCAATGCCATCGGGATCTATATCAACATAATTTATTCGCGCATATCCATTCGTGCGAGGATAGAGATTATCTAGAATATAATTCTCAATATCCAGATTTTCATTAGTGAACTTATTTATTTCAGCATCTGAGCCATCGTAAGGATAATAATCCAGAATACGAGTGAAGGCAGACTTATAGTATAGAATAGCCGAACCAAATCTTGCGAATTGTTCAGGGTTATTGTAATCTATCTGCGGCTGAAAATGTTCTTGCTTTATCCGAAGTTGCTCTAGATTTCTAGAAGATTCTACTTCCTCAAAGGCATCCTTAGAATTTTTTTCTGTCAGATAGTTTCTTGATTTCTCGGTGGAATCAAAAAGCTTCTTAATACTCATAGTTCTCTACTCTAAACTTAAAGGTCTGATCCTGCTCTTGCCAGCTTTTAAGCTCTGGATCATAAAATGCAAACTTAAATGCGTATGCATATCCCGGGTCGAGCAGGGTCATATCAAAATCAAAATAATTGCCGGACACATCGTAGGATAATCCTGTCGCATATTCAGAACCTGTGTAATATGGCACAGCGTTGTAGCTGTCCATCACACGATAAACGCGGTAGGATGCGCTCGTAATCGATGTGGTTGGTGGATCAGAATTCGCCTTAGTATAAATTGTAGGGTTCCAGTTCTTTTCGCGGATATACAAGTTAAATCTCGCGTTCTGTGTCGGTAAGTAAGAGTTTTGCAAGTTTGTAATATTGCAATAATAAATTGGTTCTCTTGTGTTCGTTTGGCCACCAAAAGTATTTGGTCGGAACGACGCTGTAACAAACTGAGTTGATCCATCAGCAGGTGTGTTCGCTCCGGAGTGCCAAACATCATAAAGTATTTTAAGGGGTGTACTGGACGCTGTGATAGCCACAGAGCACGAATAGATGCCGGTAGCTGCTTTGCTTGCGGTAACTGCGTACTTGCCGCCAGAGCCCATTGTGGCTCCGTATAACAGTACTGCGGAACCAGTGGCATCTGAATTATCTTCTGAGCCTGAGTAAAAGCTTACAAGCAGTTTGTTGCCCTTCAGGCTGGGAATGTCAACCAAGCGCCCTCGTACATAGTTGTATAAATAAAGTGTGTTTAAGTTTTGTCCACTCGGTGCAAGGGAACTGCTATAGTAAAAGTTTGCTCGGTCATCGCGCTTAATTGAGTTCCATCGTGCTTCGATAGTGGGTTTCTTAAAGTAATATTGGGTTCCTCTTGCAAAAAATCGTTTGGTATAATATGAAGTTAGCGCGCCGTCGGGATTCTGCAAAATACTTGCCGAATCGATCCCGGTAGTGGTTTCAGAATAAGCTTCATAGCTTGAGGAAAGATGTACTCCTACACCATAATTGTCGATGCCAAGCGTGGCCACCCCGCTGCCAGTCTCTGCCGCAACCCACTCCTCTACAAGTCCAGTAACGTCGATTTCCAAGTCTTCTAGTCCGCTACCAAACGTTTGTGTATAAATAAATTGTTTCATGGTTTTGCCTGCTCCGTGAGATCCGGTTTTATACGAACCTCCGATTGAAGCGGCGCCGGCAAAATTTTCCCATGTAGAAACCCCAGTAGAACTAGATCCAGCATTTATCCAGTTGGCTCCCATCTTGTTTTTTGTTTCATCACGGTAATTTTCTAAATCAAGTCCATTTCCCTCTTGCCATGATTGAGAGACTGGTAGTATTACAAGCTTGTAATCTCTTGGTACAGTTTTAGAAGTTTTCGCGTTATATAATTTAAGATAAAAGCTTATACTACCGGATGCTGGAATTTTGCCGGAGTTTCTATCGGAGGCAATGCTCGACACTGGAAATTGTACTATCAATCGCGACAATTCTTGGGAGGCTCCGCCCATGAAAAGGGCGGAGCTGCTTTGCGTTTGTCTTCCGTAAACGGAGAATACTTCCATAACATCGGCGCGGCCCATATTTGAGCCGGTGCCACGAGTTGTTAAATTAGCTTTGAATGCGTTAACAATCGTGGTGTCAGCGCTGGCAGTATATCTCCGAATACTCATTATCTAATCCTTCCTGCAATATCCGTCTGAGGATATTTTATTTCTACAATTGCATTTTTTGGTACAACCAAATAGCTTCCATCGGGAGAAAGGTTTGCATTAATATCTATTGTTATACTAGAGTATGTTGTGCCGGTCTTATTAACTAATTTTACCTTCAATATATCCAAGACTCCATCTACCTTTTTCAATTCACTATAAACATCGCTTATATAAAGTGGCTCTCCAATATAATAAGAAGTATCATATTTTTCTTGTAAAGCTCGGACAGCCCTTTGAAGAACATCATACTTGTTTGCGCCGGCCTGAGCTTTTGCTATAAATTCTATTCCTAAATTTATAATATAAGGGTCTAAAATATCGATTGTATCATTAATCATTCTATACTGATTCAGCCATGTTTTTAAGTTATTTTTAATTGTTGAGTTAGTTAAAATATATTTTCCGAATGGATCTTCGGAAATAACATACATATTTAAGTTTCTTTTAGCTGAAGCTGCATCTCTTTGCACTGAACATCTTTTAATAGAACCAAACTTTGCTGGCATTCGGTATGCTACATTTTCGTAGTCCGCTTGAGTAACTGCTCGGTTTTGTGTTGGGAAAGTATCAAAAATACGCTGCTTAAGTTCGTTAGTATTAGGGGTACTTACATCTCCCGATATGGGTACCTCATTAGAAATCTCGATCGAATCATAAATTTTGCCCATCTTCACGTTTGTAAGAAGCTGGACGTCCCCGAAATCCAATTGAGGGTTGGACACCGTATTTAATTGTCCGGTTGCTAAATTGGAGGACCCAGGGTTGGTCACTCGATAATTAATTGTAAGTGTGGTTTGGCTCGGTACTATGCCAAAGCTTTTATTTTTAGACAGTGCAGTAGGATCAAAAGTTGTATCTACTATATAATTCTTTCCAAATACATCCATTGCTACTGATTGAGGGTCTGCTGCGACATCTGACTGTCCAGATTCGCCACTTCCAAACTGGATATAAGTGTTATTACGCTCATGCTGCACAATAAACTTTCGTGAGACAAGATACGGTTTTAAGATTGATGGAACATTATCATTTTTAAAATTAGAGTTTCCAATCTCTTTGTAAACCATGTCTTGTGCAAGATAATCTACCTCATAGTATTCATTACCATCGGAATCGAAAACAGAAATAATTTCAGATAAGTTTAATGTTGTTAGCCTAATCCGTTTGAACTTTTGATAAGCACCGATGGTAACAGTCTCACTTCCAAAATATCCGGAGACCACTGTTCCGTATGATTTGATTGCGAAATGAGTAGGGGCGCCCGTAGTTTCGTCTGTTCTGGCAATTACTATGGGATTTTTACTATTTGCAAAATTCACATTTTCAGTTAATACGTAACTAAGTCCAGTTTCTGAGGTAAACCGTGAGCCTCTCTTGAGGGTTGGAAGGTAAGCTCGGTCGGGACCTATAGCAATAGCTGAGGCTGGCACCATAACGTATAAAGCAACTGTACCGTAGGTCGATGGGCGGCCGGTGTATTTATACCCTAAGATACGCCCGTGGCGCACTACATTATTAAACTGATATGCTGTGTCTAAAAATGACTCGTTAACATTATAGTCTAGGTAAAAGGATAACTGGTCGCCGACGTATGCTACTGCATCTATCATCAAAGAACCGAAGGATGCTTCGCTGAAATCTTGAAAAGAATCGGGATAAAATCTTTCTGCAATCTGGAGAAGATCTGATCTTATCGATTCAAATTCTCTGTTGGTGTAGTTTATAGGAACTATCTTTTTTTGGTTATCTGGCATAAAAAACCCTCATTTTAAATAGTAATTTGTAACAAATCAGTAGCACCTATATTTGGTATTGCAAATTTAATAGCGATACCAAGTTGATTTGTATCCATCTCTGACTGATCGAACGATAATCCGATTATGCTGACAACTGGTAAGTATTTAGCTGCCTGTTCTCTAATTTTTGCGTCTATTTCCGCTAATGTTCCTTCATGAAAATTTTGGAATAGATATGTTTTAAGCCCTACTCCAAACTCAGGATCCATTATTCTTTCTCCAGGCACCGTCAATATTAACATTTTAAGATTTTGCCTGACTAAAGTTTTGAACTTTTTAATCATCACAAAACCATCTGTTGTGTCTCTACGAAGGGGGAGTGCTACACTAAAAGAAGCCATTATTTATTCCTCATAATAATTATGTTCTTATTCATTTTTTGGAGCATAACTTACCATCTGCATTATATGGGCTAGATCTCAAGCGGCCGCGTTGCCACCACGGAAGCATACCACCGCCTGGTACTGGTATCAGGGCGCCTCTAAGATTTTTAATAAAGGCCGCTCCGGGTGATGTTTCATTATCATAATCTCCGGGCTTGAAGTCACGTGAATAATAATAGCTTTTAAATTGTTGTTTAATTCGGCTGTTGGAGTTTCTCAATAGTTTTCTATCCCAACTATCCCACTCAGTAACAAACCACGAATCAAAGTTCCAGAACCCTGGCTGTCTATCGTCGTAGTGTTGCCAACCTTCGTTTCCGCTCATATCATAGTTTTTAACCCACCTCACTGTCAGTTCAATCGGGTCGTCACTACCAAACAAGAAGTCCATGAATTTAGAGCCGCCTGAGTTATTTGGCCAATATTTTTCTTCCCTTTCTCCGAAGTTAATAAAGGCATTTCTTCCAGGCTTGGAGCGGGCGCCCCAGGAGCGTCCTTCACCTTTTGAGTATGAGGTGGTGTCCCACGTGGATACTTCGTAACCCGGGGTTTTACCATCGACTGCAAACTTATGGCTGGGGGTGCCGTCTTTTTCAGCGCCAGAGTGATTCCATGGGATCCATTCTTTTAGCTTTGATCCATCGCGAAGAATCGCATTCAAGAAATAACCCATCACACCCTTGGCTTCTCCCGAAGTAACAGGAGTAAATTGATTGTAATCGCCGTTTCCTACCGTTACTTCGCCGATTGCGGACAAGAACCCCATGTCATTATAAATTGCTAGCGTGCTTAAGATTTTAGGAATAGGGAAGATGTATCTCATCAACAACTTATAAACCGGATCCTCTTTGAGCATGTATATCAAGCACCACAATATTTTGCTATCAGCACCAAATGGCTGGAATTGTCCAATAGGCAGATCTAATGCATCGATTTCGACGCTGGTGACTGGAATTTTTGTTGTACCTTCAACATATGAAAATTCGATTCCTAGTCTGACTCCTAGCTGNCCTTTGATTCCCATAATCTTGCCTCCAGCATTTTTGACTGTTTCCATTGTGCCGGGATAAAATTCCGATAGTACAGCTGCGTTATCATTTGTTTGTATGAGCGTTTTAGCGCCGGCGTACGTCATTTTTTGACCGTTAACACTTACATATTTTTCTATTGCATACATATGGTGAGATTCAGCCACTGCGCCGCCATAATCAACAATATCTCCGAAGCCAACCACTTCGCCGCCTTCGACCTCAGTATAGTAGTTGTTGGGATCTTCTTCGTTCCCCACTTCTGGGTTCCCTTTCTTATCAAACTTACCCGGTTTCTTTATCGATGACAAGGGCAGACGAGTTCCCATTTTTAAGATGTCGCCCATTGGAACTAATTGATCGTGAGGTGTATCACTATGGTATTCACCAGCCATATATGTGACGTCATTAGATTCATCAATATGCCCATGATAATATCCGACGTAATCGTCGCCTAATTCAACCTCGCTCTCGGAATCGTTTTTCTTGCCGATTATATATGTTCCGCCGCGCGTATAAAACGGACCTGGCCATGAATTACCGAGTTCATCGCTGTATTCGGTGCCGTCGAGGACACCTAAACGATCCGGAGGCATTGGTAGGTCGCCCGAATACTCAACAATCTCAGGAGAGAAAACATGTAGCCCTTCGCCGCCAGCAGTTAAGCCAGAACCGATTTCGTGGGTGCCGTACATTGGCGGCATCAACATCCACCAGTCAAGATCCCAAATCTTAGTTTTAAACCCAGCAACACCTAAGTTTTCATTGAGTTTATCACCCATAGTCTCTAATTGCATGCTAACCAGTTCTTTCAAGACAAGCTTAGCGTCTTCCTCAGTAGCTCTTACAAATTCAAGGTTCTTGTTGCCACGAAAGCTTGAAAGAGATTCTAGTGTTCCTGCATCACCTGTGGCCTTTGCGCGCATCAGATCAATCCCCCATGGGAAATCATAGGTTTCTTGTCCGTTGTTTAGCCTCTGAATTGCGCGGATGACACTATCGGGTGGATCTATAATTTCCTCTGCGTCAAGAAGATAGCCATAGTATTGTACGCTCATCTCCAAAAATGAATACCAGAACTCCTCATCTTTAAAAGTGCTGAAATATTCCCAGAATGCTGTCTGGGCGTCTTTGAACCCTTCCTCCATTTGCTCCACAATATAAGCTGAATAAACGGAGCTATAATTCTCTGGGAACTTGGGAGTGACCAACGAAAAAGTGGGTATTGCCTTGAGAAAGTGAGTGCTTGCATATATTCTTACTGCGGCTTCAATTGTTCGTTGTAGTCCTGCCTTTGCTGTCCGAGATAAAATTCTGTTATAGGGTAACTCAAACGCACAGTCTTCATCTTGTTTGAGGCGTAGGTCTTCTGGTATCTTCGGATATCGCGTATTAACCTTGTCACTAATCTCACCGAAGTCTATTAGTTCTGTCATAGCCGGTTTGCATGCACTCATTTCTGGAAACCACACGTTGACAAGTCCCATCCAACCCTCATATTTTACGGGTTTAATGTGGAGCGGGGGGGTTGTATAAGAACCGCCAAATTGTGCTGGGTTCAGATAAATAACGCGCGCGTTCTCGCCATTCATATATTGATCGCGGCTGACACCAAGAATCATATCATCATTTTCTGGAGTGCGCCATTCGACGCCGGCGGGGTCTCCGTAAAAATCATATAGCTTCTCTCGCACAATCGATGCAGCTTCATATGCGTGCCCGTCGGCGGATCCGCCTCCGTCGCCGTTTGTATATCCAGAATCTTTCGGAATGACGTAATCTAGGTCGCTCTTCTGGAGAGAGTCATATTTGGCGCCATATTGCCATGCTTGTTCATTGCGGCCGATAAGACCTGCAAATAATTCTAGAAGCTGTTGCATTTTGGCATCGTAGTTACTTTTGTCTGTATCATTGGCACTATTTCCGGCGCCGTGGATTAACTCTTTTAGTATTTGAACCTGCGGAATAATTGTTCCACTTTTATCGCTGTTGAAAAACTTTTCAGTTTGGGGAAAGTCTTTCCATTTGAGAACTTTTTGAGCTTTTTTGTTTGCCGCAGGGCCCGTTTCGGCGCCCTCAAAGCCTGACAATCCATCGTCTACTCCTGTGAATTCAAATCTGCGGTTCTTCACAACTGAAACCGCGACGGCGCCCGATCTACCGACTACCGAGGCGGGGCGAAACAGGAGGGAAAATGGTAGAGTTATTAAGTTAACAGCAGATTGCAACATTGCCCCCAGGATGGGGACGTCTTCCAGCCAGTTAGGTAGATCAATTAGCTCTCCCTTTTCGAAATCTTCCATCGAGTTTTCAGCTAATGGAGATTCAACTACAGACTCCACATTAATAAGCTCTGTAATTTTAACTCTGCACGTGTCTTCAAACCGGTTCGCAATTACTCCCGTGTCCTTATACCCTGTAAAAATCATCCCGTCTTTATCTACTAATTTTCCTTCTACATCTTCTCCCGCTTTCTTCTTTCTAAATTTGGGCTCTTGGATCTCGGCTATATCTGCCATGTAGAGTTCTACGTTAAATCCATAACTCCACTGGCTTCCGGCCATGCCCATGATGCCTTCGCCTCCGGGATAGTTTCCGTTCTTTAATCCAATATTTGATCCGAGCCCACAGCCATCTCGCAGACCTGCCGCATTGTCATGATAAACCAGTGACATATCACCATCGAGGGTGATATAACTGAGTTCAGTGCTCTTCCCCCCATCACCCTGTCGTCCCTTGCGGGCTCGTTTGTTTACTATTACCTTCTCATTAACAAAATCAACTGTCATCGGGGAATTATATCCAAAATCGGGTAATGTCAACAAGTCCACACCCTGTCCCCAGAACATGTTAAAGTCTAAATCAGACCATTTGATTTTAATCTTCTTATCATTACGATACCCGTTGTGGGAATTAAACACGAAGTGTCTTTTAAGGTCAGTTCCGCCATCGCCGGGGGCGGTACTCTGGTGTTGATAAGCATTTCGTCGGTCTGGCTGATCGCCGGCGTTCTGAAACTGTCTCATTAACCATTCGCCTACGTAGGTGGGGAATTGCCCTTCTTGGGCTGAGAAGCCAGCGTTGCTTTGGAAGAGGGAGAAAAACCCTGAGCTAGCTTCGCCGCCGTTGGCAACGTTAGTAGCAAAGTTTACATAACTCTTATTGTTCTTAGCTTTACGGTGGTGTACTGTGAGTGGGTTGCCCATTGTGTCGCTCATAGCCATATTCATTAATCCCCACGAACCATCGCCAGTCAAGAAACCACCATTACCCATCATATCCTTTGCATAAGAAATTCGCAATGACTCCATCGCCATATTGGAGGTATGTCCTGCAACCGCAATCTGGGCTGGGGATTCGTACGGGAAAAGCCCGTCATCACAACCAGGCTCTGAAACAAGCACTGGCATTCCGCCGGCGCCGCCAGGTGCCATATATGACTCAAGCCCACCTTGCATGAGGTTAGATATATCTCCGAGATCCTGAATAAACCCATTTCTCATTTCATCGTACATAACATCACACTGTTCTTTGGTGGCTCTACCTTCAAGAAGCTGGCAGCGTAGCTTTTGGAAGTTTTCTAGCTGCTCTGGAGATGCACAGAGAGTTGGGTTGGCTGGCATTGCATCTCCTTCTGGAAGCGCGCTGATCAAGTCTTCTAACGAATTTCTGAAATCAAGGGGCATCAGATTTCCCATGTTTTTACCTAGGCGCGCGAGGGAGCGTTCATTTGGAAGAGCGGCCCTAAATTCTGGATATTCGAACTCAAGAAGCTGGTCGACTACCTGTAAGAATTCTTTTGGTGGTCTTCCTAAAAACCATTCAGCTAGCTCTTTTCTGGTGGCTGAGGCAGAGAGGTCTTCGGTAAACTTCATGAGGCCGTCACGGCTGGAGAATGCGGCGCCGCCAACGCCCAAAGAGGACATCATATCAACGATAGTGTCTTCGACTTGCTGCGGTGAAGAGGTTGGTCCACACAAAGATTCCTGAATTACATCAGCGAAAGTTGTAGTGCCTTGGACGATTGCTGGGAGGGACTTAGCTATGTCGCCGACGGTTTCTAGAGCTTTACAAATGGCATCCCCCAACATTTCACAAACCTTGATAAAGATTTTCATTAGCATCGCCATAATTGCTTGGCTAATTGCCCATTTGATTGCTTCCCAAAGGGCTGACATAATATCTCGCAGCTTCGGAATCCACTTGAAGGGGTTTTCGAGACGTGGGGCGCGCATGTCCGTAATATTTCTACAGAACGGAAGCTGGATACTCTTGATGAAATCCATGAAGCTGGGATTAAAAAGTGGGGGTCGCGGGCAATCCATCGCAATAATAATATGAGCAACTAGTTGGGCGCCGGGAAACTTGTTAATCTCATCCATTAGTTCCAAGAAATTCTCACTATAAACTTCCATCAAGGCGGCAACGTATAAAGAGAACATTGTATCTGGTGCTGCATCGGTTTGTGCCGATTGAATATCCCACTCTTTTCCTAATGTTCTTTGGGTTTCGCTTTGGCTAGCGCCGGCGGCTTGACTATAAGAGGCAGTAGATTTCCCTCCTGGTGACATGCCGTCGCCCGGGCCTTCTTTAGTATCCACGCGCTCATCATTAATAACTTCTGGTTTTTCCCAGGGTTTGTTGGGGGAACCCAAGCTTATAAATTCTCCCGCCTCCATTTTCTTCTTAACTATAGCGTCTAATTCATCTTGTTTGTGCGGCGGTAATCCGACAAATAATTCTCCAAAATTTTCAATGGACATGTTGTCCAGTGCAGCTTTCAAGATACTGTTAAGCGCATCTTCTAGAGAAAGTCCTCCGAGCAAGCATTCGATCGCTTGCATAAGCATATCAAACATACCACACTGTTTAATGCGTTCAAAACCTTCGGCATACATTTTATCCATAGCTTTTTGGGCGTCTTGAAACCCTGTAGCATTAGACAGCATCTGTGCACACATACGGACGAAAATTTGATCGT